TCAAGAGATAACAAATAGATTTCGAGGATTCCACCAAAAGTTTTAACTTAGAATCAATAGAATCCTATATCTTGTATTTTGCGGCCTTCTCTTCGCGGCGTTGTTCGTAATATTCCTTCATTTCTTGATAACGATTATATTTGCGTGGTAAACAAAATTCGTGGTCTTTGTAAATATAATCGAGGAATGGCAAGGCGTTTTTTTGTCCGCACATCATAATTCGGGCCATTGGAGAACTTGTTTTTGCGGGTTTATAGTTTAGTTTAGAATAAACACCAACATATTTATCGACAATTTTCTTGATACCTTCTATCATAGGCATGGTTCCTATATATGTTACTACTAAAGTTTTAGATCCGTTTGTATTTTTAATCATAATACTTCCATCACCATCACAAAACCCAAGTAATAACGCTGGAAATAAATTTTCTGATACAATATCTGAAGTAGGGAATTTTAAACAATGCGTTTTATCTTGTGTTTTAACATTATGTAGCATTGATTCAACCATATGTGTTGAACATAATTTTATACCATATTGGGTTTTAATATTTGGTTCTTCAAATCTTTTTACTTTAATATTATTTACTGGATAATCAACACATTTAGCAAAATATTCAATTGGTTCATAATCTATCATACTCAATGTTACACTATGTTGTTTTATACTAATACTACCGTCTGCATCAAGTAAACCTAATAAATATGCTTGTGAAAATGTTTCAATCTTATCAAAAAAATGTTCATTAAAGAACAAAGTTCTAATGGGGCGTATAGTTATATTATTATTTCTTAATAAAGTAATAATACTACCCTCGGCACAATTATATTTGCGTGATAAAATAGAGCATCCTAAACCTTTATTATAATCTTGAATAATTTCATCGGTATTAACTGATAATGGAATATCGCGTGTCTTTTTAAACTTTTTAGTATCAAATCCTAATTGTTGTGCATAGCGTTGACAAGTAGAATTATTAAGATTAAGTTGTTTTGCGATAGAACTTATTGGTAATCCACTATTATACAGCGTTGTCATATCTTCTTTGTAATCTTCTAATGATGTTACTTTTCTTATTTCTACTCCTTTAACATCACGTAAAAATATATAAATAGAAGCGTTACTAACACCAAACCTTCTTCCTAATTCACAAGTAGAAGTTCCTGCTAAATAATCTCTTACTATTTCTTCCTGATTACGTAATAAAATATCTTTTACTGAAATACTCATACTGATTCCTCCTAATAGTAAAATCTAACCAAAAAAATCCCACCACAACCTATTAAGTCGTGGTGGGTTGAAATCTAAATTAGAAGCTAAGGGCTATAGCAGCAGAGCCGTCAAGCACAGAATATCCGGCCGAACACCAGCCATAAACACCCGCTTTCTGTCTACGATGTAAAGTAGGATCGTCAAATGTTTGTATATCTTCTATAAGTGGATGTATAAAACAATTAGGTACAGAAAGGTCAAGACCAATAGCAAGTTCTACGTCGCTCGTTTCTACACTACCACCTAAATCACTAGTGAAATAGTTAGTATACGATTGACCCTCACCTAATTCTGTTAGGTCTCGAATATTAACACCAAATATACGATTAATAGTACCATCATCCATCGTATATATTTCTCGTCGTGTCAATTCGTCAATTATGTCCACCCCCCAGTTGCGTATATCTTCAACGCCTTCAGGACTCATAAATATATCAGTTAATTTTCTAGTATTAATAGATGAAGAATTACCTCCACCATTTCTACGCATAACAGTCTTAGCTAAAGATACAAGTCGTTTAGTAAATTGTCCAGCACTTGCTGTACTATCATAAACTACTATATTTCTATCTACAATAGCTGCTAACAGTGTGTGAAAGGCGTCGTCATTAAACTTTTGAGTAAAACCATCACGATATAACTGTAATGCTGCACCTACAATATCCCATCGTGCATTACGTGCATGTTTTAGTAACCAATCAATTGAGTTGGCAACACTAAAGGTTGGCACCAAAATATAGTCGCTTTCAACACGCCGTTCGGGAATCGCACCGTGTTGTGGAATGGTATAAGCCACATAATCTTTTTCAGTACCCCGTTGAAGAATACCAAGAGGAAATTCTGGAACGGAACCTGGCTCAAGATTAATTGTGGTGAAAATATCAGACCAAATATCTCCCGACATAACACCGTTACGAATTGGATCAGTAACCGCCTGCAC